CGGAGTTTCCTCCGTTATGGATGCCTTTTCCGGCTCGGCCGTTGTTGCTTACATGTACAAATCCAAAGGGCTGCGGGTTTTTGCCAATGACCGTCTTCGCTACAGTCATCACGCAGCCAAAGCCATCGTCGAGAACAGTTCGACACGACTGTCCGAAGCCGAGATCGAAAAACTGCTGGCGGACAACCCCAAAGCCAAAACCTTTGTTCAGGACAATTTCAAAGGGATTTTCTTTGCCAAAGGCGTTCACGCGCTCATCGACTCGTTGAGAGCCAATTGCGACGATCTGTCCGGATACAAAAAGGACATCGCGCTTTTTGCCCTCGGGAAAACCTGCATGAGCGGCAAAGGCGGGTTTGGCCACTTCTCGTCTTCCACCGACTATGGGAAACGTCAGGACACGCCTGAAGAATTCAAAAAGCGCCTGAAAGCGAATATCGAACGGATCAACGCCCTGATATTCGACAACGGCAAGGAGAACAAAGCCTATCGCGGGGATGTTAACGAGATCCTTCCCAAGGTGAAGGCTGACCTCGCTTATTTTGATCCGCCGTATGCCACCGAGTTTTCGACCACCAATTACGAGAAAGCCTATCACTTTGTCGAAGGGCTGATGACCTATTGGGATGGCCTGACCATCAAGGCGGACACCAAGGTCAAAAACTACGAAACCAGCCATGTGACTGTGACCAAGGGCAACGCCTCCGACTTCTTTCAGGAGTTTCTCGGTAATGCCACCCATATCCCACACTGGCTTATCTCATACCGCGACCACGCCTATCCAAACGAACAGCAGATGAAAAAGATCATCGGCGGTCTGGGGCGTCAAAGCCGGATGAAGACCAAGGATCATAAGTATTCGATCACCTCCAAGCATGGCGAAGCGTCCAGCGCCAAGGAGCGTCTTTTCGTTTGCCTGAAAGGTAACCAGTCCCATGCGGATACCGATCAGGCGGCAAAACCTGTTCCGATGGCTGCCGCAGCCAATATCCATACATCCATCCCGGTGGAACTCTGTCTCGATGAAAATGCGGGGCTGAACGCCGAAGCGATGAGCGGAGGTCTCCCGGGTGATCCGCAGTTTACCTTCATCCTCTGCCGAACCGGCACCAATCGGAATGGTGACCATTTCACCGCTGAAGAGCTGGCCACGAGGCACATGACCGTCATCAACAAGAAAGTCGACCTGCAGCACTCGCAGGAGTTTGGCGACATCGTCGGTGGAATTGTGGCGGCTGACTATCTGGAAGATGAAATCGGCGGCCGGGTCGAATGCGTGGGTGAGCTCTATACCGGAGACACGCCCAATGCCCAGCTGGCCTACAAGCTCATGAAGCGAGGCATCATCACGCAGGTATCGATGGAGTGTGATTACGAAGAAGGTGAATGCTCCGTCTGCCACAAGCGCTTCAAGAACAAAGCCGATTACTGCACTCACCTCAGAAAATTTAAAGGCCGTGAACTCGATGGGGAACCCGTCTTCGAGATTCTTCACGGCGTGACTTTTACGGGCCTGGGCCTGCTGGACCGCAAAGGGGCAGATGAAAATGCCCGCATTCTGCAGGTGGCGTCGGTTCAGGAACCATCTGTTGAACACCAACCCAAAGGAGATCCAACTATGGACGAAAAAACCAAGAAACCAGATGAGTCGTCCGCCGACGCCGCTAAGAAAAAACAGGAACGGCAGGAAGACAATCCGGCTCCCGGAGGCGAGCTGGAAAAGGAAAACCGCCAGCTGAAAGCTCAGGTGGCCGAACTTCAGAAACGCATTCAGGAACTGGAAGCCGAACAGAAGGCTGCCGCTTCGAAAGCCCGCGCCCACAAGCTGATTTCAAAGCTCGAAAAGCAAGGCATGGATTTCGGCGAAGACCGCGACACGGAACTCAAGCGTCTGGCGGAATTGTCGGATGACGCTTTTGCCGCCACCGAAGCCGCCTATGAAAAGATGGCCAAAAGCCAGAAGGCGGATGCCAAGGCTCAGCCGGAACCGGAAAAGGAGCCTGACAAGCAGAAGTCCAAAGCATCGAGCGAAACACCCATGCGCAGTTCAGCCGGGGTGAGACCGCACGACGTGGATGACCGCAAGCTCTCCCTCGAGGATCGCCTGCGCAGCGGCTTCATGGCTGCCTACAACAACCGTGTCGGTAACGAATCGAACGAAACCGTGGAAATCAACTAACAAGGAGAAGAGCTATGTCTTTTATCAATCCATGTCACAGGGGCCTCGCTTACGGTGACGGCTATATGCAAGGCGATGGCCAGCTTGGCCATCTGGTGAGTCTGGCGGGAAACGATCTGTTTTCTGTCAACACCGATCCGGAGGTCCGTTCTTTCGGCATCCTGATCAAGGATTACGCAGGCGGTGAAATGCCCGGCATTTACTGCAACGGCGGTGTGTACGAAACGGACGTCTTCGAAGGGACGATCAATCCCGGGGACGACCTGAAGGTATCGGGCACCGGTAAGTTGACCGGCGGAAATGTCGGGAATGACGAGTTTGTCATCGCTCAGGCCATTTCCGTCCAGAGCGGCGTTTTGAAATTCAAACTGCTTATTTAACCACAGGAGCTGTACACATGAAGAACAACCCAATGAACATTCACAGCCAGGAATACATGGAGACCATGGCAAGGCTCATGAGTGAAGCTCTTGAGTCCCCGGAAGGGATGCAGGCGTTGGCTGCTGCAATTGCCGCTCCGATCGAACAGGAGATCCGGCGCAAGGAAATCTCCTCGCTGCTGCTGACCAAACACACGCTGCCCAAGGGTGAACGTCCGCTTTACCAGAAAAAGCCGACCGTTAAAGCACACTGGATCAGCAAGGACGGTGAAGCGCAGGAACAGGAGATCGGCAAGGATGAAGTCGAGTTTCCGACCAACCGCATCCACTCCAACCCGATGGTGGATATCTCCGTCCTCAAGAACGGCAACATCGGCACGCTGATGGATATCCAGACCAGTGCCTCGGACGCCATTCGAAAAGAGATGGACCGCAGAACCATCTCCGTATTGTCGGCTGCGGTTCCGGCGGCCAATACCGTTGAAGTGGCCGGAAACACACTGACCGAGGAAGCCCTTAACGAGGCGATCTCCATCATCGAGGATCTCGAGTTGTCGGTGAAGTATATCGTCATGCGTGGTCGCCGTTTCAATGATCTGCGCGGCTGGGATCTAGACCCTCAGACCAAGCTGGAGCTGCGTCAGAAAGGCGTGGTCAAAAACTATGGCACCGGCGGCATTCTGCTGACGGCATCCATGCCTCTCGATGAAATCCTGATCATTCCGGATGAAGAAGTGGGCAAAATGCCGGTCCGTGAGAAGCTCAAGGCTGAATCCATCGACCAGAAGACCCGCTTCAAAACCGGCTGGCTGGTATGGTCTGAAATCGGTCAGGGCATTACCCGCCCGGACGTTCTGGCCCGAGTGAAACTTGGTGTTTAATGCCGAAGGAGGAATCATGTTGACGATAAAAAATGTCCGTCCCGGCATTCTCATCATCCCGGATGCCGCGCTGAAGCTGTTTCCCGGAGAGGTTACACCTGTTGAAGAGCAGACCGACCAGATCAAACACTGCCTGCAAACCGGAGTGGTGATTCAGGTCGACAAGGAGAAAGCAGGCAATGCTTCCTCTCAGGGCAAGCAGGATCAGGATGATGATCTGAGTAAGCTCAACGCGACCGATGCCATATCCAAGGTTAATGAAGAAGCCGACCCGGCCAAACTCAAAGGCTATATGGAAGGTGAAAAACGCAGAACCGTCATCGACGCGCTGAAGAACCGTCTTGCGGAGGTTGACGTTGACGCTTCCTGAGCTCATAGCCGACCTGCGCATCGATCTGTCCGATCCGGATGCGTCTCTCTTTGTTGATTCAACACTGGAGAGATGCGTCCGGAAGGCGGTTTTTAAACTGTCCCGGGATGCGGAGATTACGCTGACCATCGAGGGCGAGCAGATTCTGCCGGACATTAGCGGTGAACTCAGGGAGTTGCTTCTGCTGCTTGGGCAGAAACATGCCTGTCAGGTGATGCGCTCTGCCACCGCCAATGCCTTCTCGTTTTCCAGCGGCGACAAACGGGTCGACAAATCCAAGCAGCCTGAACATTGGGCCAAGCTCGAAGTGGATCTGCTGGATGAATACCGCAAAAGGCTCGCCGCATTGAAGCCGGGAACCGAGGTCAACGAGGATGGCTATATCATCACCCCCGGCGGCCTGACTCCTGTGATTTACGAACAGGGAATCTGCCTTGAAGAGGATTGCTGATGCTTTTGACAGATCGGGAAAAAGAACAGGCCGTGAAGGATGTCAGAGAGTTGATTGTATCCTCCGGCATCACTGCCACAGTGCTGCGCATTGTTCCCGGTGAAAATCTGTATGGAAGCGACGATCAGGAATACAGTCCAATAGGCTCGATCCCCGTGGAAGTAGTCCACACACCTCCGGAAGATCTCGCCGGAAAAATCGATGCCACCGTCTCTGTTCTGCCGGAAGCTGACGTGCTCCCGGAGGACAGGCTCCAGATAGAGACAATCACATACAGAATACAGACACTCGAAGAAGAACACTTCTTTGGAGTCATTACCCACCAATCCATCAAGCTGGTGAAGATCCATGGGCGCTAAGCGGACCGGCGACTGGAACAAGGCCAAAGCAAAGCTGAATGGCACCCTTGGTCCCCGGATTGCCATGGCTCTCCAGCAGGCTACCATCCGCAATGCCCTGTTTCTTGTTCGGGAGATTCAACGCGGCATCCGCAATCAGGCCCCCGGCGGGCAGGCTTTTGCCAAGCTGGCCGACAGCACCATTGAACGTAAAGGCTCCAGCAAAGCCCTCATCGACACCGGATTTCTGATCAATTCCATCACCCAGAAGATCATGGCGGACAAGGCATTTGTCGGTCTGCTCCGGGGAACCGTCAACAAGGACGGTGAAAGCATGGTGAACATCGGCGCTGTCATGGAATACGGAGCCACCATCAACCACCCGAACGGGGCGACCATTATCATCCCGGCCAGACCCTTTCTTCATCCCGTCATGCAGAAATACCGCAAAGAGATTGAGCAAAATTATCGCGCAGCCCTGAAAGGCATTCTCTGATCCGACACATCCGCAACGCTTCCGGTAAGTAATCTGGCAGAAATAACCGGAGGCTACCGTGAGCACAATACGAACCGTTACAGAAACACTGATCAGGCAGGTCAAGGCCGACATCCATCCCGATGCCGTGCTGGTGCTGCCTGATGATGTTTTTGAAGTTCAGCGCACGCCCAGCGTCATTCTGCAAGGGCCTAAGTTAAGTGAAAACAAACTGCGCCGCAGCCAAAGCCGCCTGATTGAAAAGGACGTGGACGCTCTGTCATTCGAGGAGTGTTCTTTTCCGCGTCTCTATCATCTCGATTTTGACTTGATCGTCACGGTGGACCGTGAGGTCGAGCTCCTTGAATTTCAGGAGTCGGTCTCCCGCTTTGTCCAGCGCAACCCCGTTTTGACCATTACGGATCAGGGCCAACTCAACCTGACGGAGATCGCTCCGCTGGGCGGCCTGAACCGGGTCAACCTTTCCAATCTGAAGCAAAGCTCCGGACGCATCCGCATTGAAGACTGTCCTGTTTACGATGGCGAAATCAGAAACGGCCATCTGATCAAGGACCGAACTTTCCAGTTTCACGGCAGCGTGAATGAAGAACGAACCTATGAACCCAAAGGAGATGAACAGTGATTGAAATCAGAAACCTTCAGTTTCAACCGCTCACCTTCAATCTGGCCGGAGACAGAACATTGCATCTCGGCCCGCGTGAGCGCACCTCGATTCCGCAAAAGGATATCTCACCAGAAATCACGCTTGCTGAAAAACGCGGCTTGGTGGGCCTTTCAAAACCGGAAGAGAAAAAGCCCTCCGTTTCAGATGAGACGGCTGCAACCACTGAACCCAAAACCACGAAACGGAGGAAATAACGATGCCTGCCTATCTATCGCCCGGCATTTACACCCGGGAAACCGACTTCAGTTTTTATGTGAAACAGATCTCCACCTCGGCGGCTGCCATGGTGGGCATCACCGAAAAAGGCCCGGTCAATAAACCGGTACTGGTAACGAGCTGGGAGCAGTTCATCAATAAATTCGGCTCCTACATCAATGAAGGATACCTGGCTTATGCGGCCAGAGCCTTTTTCGACAATGGCGGTTCGATTCTCTATGTCTGCCGCGTTGCCCACTATACCGATATCACCGACAAGAGCACGCTGACGGCTTTGAACTCAACCATGACCATTGCCGATCGTAATGCGACACCGGCACCCGCTCTTCAGATCAATGCGGCCAACCCCGGAACATGGGGCGACCGTATTTCCGTGACGGTCGAGGACGGCTCTCTGGACCCGGCCAACGCCTTCAATCTTGTTGTCAAACACAAGGACAACATCGTCGAGGTGTTCAAAGACCTATCTATGGATGAGACGTCGGCCAATCATGTGGAACTTATGGTCAATGAGGTCTCAGATTACATCACTGTCAGCGACCTTTCTCCGAGCACCGGGACGGCCGAGGACAGGCCAGCCAACGGCACCTATCAGCTTATCGGCGGCGACAACGGCCTCACCGGTGTGACCGATTCAGATTATATCGGCGACCCGTCCCAGCATACCGGGCTCTATGCCTTCGATGAGATCGATGCGCTGAACCTGCTCATGGTCCCCGGTGTTACAACCGTCCCGGTCATCAATGCCGGAATCACCTATGCGGAGAACCGCAAGGATCTGCTATTCATTGCCGACACACCGTTCATGCTTGAACCGCTGGAGGTCGTTGACTTCAGGAAGGGTCAGGGAACCTACACACACGCGGCCTTCAACTCGTCTTACGCAGCTCTCTATTACCCGTGGCTGGAGATCAGCGATCCCATCACCGCCCGCAAGAAATACATCCCGCCCTGTGGCGCTGTAGCCGGGTGCTGTGCCCGAAGCGACCAGAAGACCTACGTCTGGTGGGCTCCAGCCGGAATCGACCGTGGCCGCATTTTCAACGCGGTGTCGGTCGCCTACAAGACCAGCCGTGGCGAACGCGATGTGCTCTATCCCGAAGGGGTCAATGTCATTGCCGTTTTCCCGGACACCGGCATCAACATCTGGGGTCAAAAGACTCTCCAGAGTCAGCCGTCAGCGGTGGACCGAATCAATGTCCGTCGTCTGATGATGTACATGGAGGAAGCCATCTCCGAGTCATCCCGTTTTGTGGTCTTCGAGCCGAACAATCCGCAGACATGGCGGGCGCTCGGTCGTCTGATCAACCCCTTCCTGCAGGACATCAAGGAGAAAGGCGGTCTCT